GCGCTTCGCCTTGCGGAGCACGGCAGTCGTGAGCGGAAGCACCGTGCGCGCGCGCTTGGGTGCGGGTGTAGGTGTAACGGTTGGTGCGGTCATTTCGTCTCTCGCTGTGTATGTGGTGGGTGTGTGGTGCGTTAGATAGCGCGGAGCAATGCCGCCCACGGCTCGCAGGCTTTCGCAGACTGCGGGTCAGTGTCGCCCGTGTCGGCATTCCAGTGCGCGCAGTTATCGGTGAGTCGCTCTGCGATTTTCTGCGCCGTGTCTGCGGCGGTGCCGTTACTGCGAGCGGCGGCGCGTTCGACGGTGCGAATATCGACGGCGAACCGTACCGCGCCGCTTGCCATTTGCTTCCGGCTCTCGGCAATCACGTTGCCGACACACTGTGCCAGCACGTTCCCTGTGTCTGTGACGCCCTGTGCGGCGAGCACGGCGGCGGCGACACTCGCCGCGATTTTCGGCGTGAACTCAAATCGCACCGTTTCCCAGCGTGACCAAAACGCTTCAATAATCGGCGCGATGCCCAGATTTGTCGCGCCGACAATGTGCAGATGTTCGACGGCGCAGGACACGACTTCTAGGTTACCATCGGCACCGACTCTGCGCGTTCGCAGGTAGTAGCGCCCGTCTCTCGGCACCAAGAATGCCAGCAAAAACTCCATCGGCGTTTGCCCAAGCCGCAGGACTTCATCTAAGAATAACAGCACCGTTTTTTCGTCGCTGGCGGCGCGCACCGCTTGCGTCAACACGCCGTCAATGCCCGTCCACCCGCCGTGCCCGTCTGGGAGCACCGACCCAAGCATCGTCGCCACTTCGTCCATATCGTTGGAGCAGTTATGCTCCAAATACACGTCATACCCAGCGGCGAACTTTCGCACCGCATAACTCTTGCCGAGTGACGGCGGCGACGCGAGCAATAGATTGCCAGCAGACGGCACACCCGCCGTGTACCAGTCTGCAAGCGCGTCTGCGATAGGCGAGCCAGTCGCCGCTGGGAGTCCCAGCGCGGCGCGCACGGCGCGCTTCGTCGCGGGTGTCGCCGTGTCTAGAATATCTAGTGCCGTGTGCAACGTGTCTGCGAGTGTCGCGACCGTCTCACCCAGCGGTTGCAGAGACGTCTCGGTCACGTCCTCTGCGATTTCCCGCACTTGTTCGGCGGTGAGTCCAGCGCCGCGCAAAATATCTAGCAGTGCGCGCTCGCGGTCGTTCGTGTCCAGCGGTGCAACGGGCGTGATACGTGTCACGGTGTCCCCTGTGGTGGTGGGTGTAGTGGTGGGTGTTTCGTCGGTGTCGCTCGCAGACTCTGCCGCAGACTCGCTTGCAGACTCTGCGACTGTGGTGGTGGTGCGCGCGGCGGGGCCGTGCCCTCGCCGTTCGTCGTGTCCTCGCACAAACGGCTTGCCGCGCACAACGGTGATATCCGCGGCGCGTACTTTTGCTTCGACGGCGGCGCTCCCAGCGTGCAAAATGAGGCATTCATAGTCGCCGTCTCCCCATATGCCAGTAATATCGGCATATTCGTTCGTGACGGTGTGCAACGAATATGCTGGTGCTGGTGGTGTGTCGCTCCCAGTGTCATTCCGCGTCACGGTGCCTGTGACCAGCACCCGCTGTCCTACTCGTAACTGTGCCATTGTTCGTCTCTCGCTGTGTAAGGTGTGTGTGGTGTGTGTGGTGTGCGGGTGGTGCATTTTCGCACTGCGGCGACACCCGTTTATGGGCTGTCTCATTTCAGGATATCCGCGCCGTCTCGCTCCCCGTTTGCTATCACAGGGCACCGTGGCTAGGACGTACCTAGCAGACGATGTAGACGGCTCGCGCCTCTCGCAGTGGTGTTCGCCGTTCGCACTCTGTGGAGCCGTCCTCGGCTACCAGTCGCTCTCTGTGTCCGTTCATCCCATACGGGCGGCGGCGCTGGTTGCACACGGTGCGTGAACTCGGCAAACGATTGTCAAACAGCGTGATACGGTGCTCGTCCTACTGAGTGTAAATATGGGGGATGTTGCATTGTAGCGCAAATCGAAAACCCGAACAAAACCCGAACCTTTGATTAGTTTTCGATTACGGTTATTTTGCCGCGTGTTCGGCATTTGTTCGGGTTTGGGGGGATTTGCGCCCATATAATGATTGTCGGTTGAACGTATCCCCGAAAACGCCAAGTCGTTGAACCACAAGCGCTTGGGACGCTTGGGCTTTGCTGGCGTTCTGCGGCACCGCCACGAGGCGCAAACCATTTTGGGCGGTATCGGTGCCTTGAAACGCTAAGTCGTTGCGGCACAACAACTTAGCTAAAACGCTACAGGGGCTATAATCGCCTCCTGCGAATCCGTACAAAGTTACTCGGGATTCCCCGTGTCATTTGGACACGCGCCCCCTGTGTCATTGTGACACAGCGCAGGGTCGTGGTGCGAACGCCGCGCGCTGGTGCTCGCTCTGTCCGTGCCGCGCTCTTGCTGATTCATCGCGCCGTCCGTGACACTCGCACCCGCGCGCGTTCATACGGTGGCGCTATGGTGGCGCTTGTGTCTCGCAGTCTCTCGCAGACTGCGCTCGCGGTGCTCGCTCGCAGACTCTCGCAGACTGGACAAGCTCTCGCAGACTGTGCGGCGCGCCGTGCGCTACTGGCGTGGAACGCGCGCGAGGCGGGGCGCAAACGGAGGGGGTTCTGGGAAAAAGTCCGGTTTGCGCGGGCGCCGGTAGTAATCAACCTCTCCCACGCCCCCCTTTCGCTTGGTACAAGACAAGACTAGTGTACAAGGCAACCAGTGACCCCGGAGGGCACGATGGCGGAGACGTATAGCGCAGAACGCAAAGACGCGGTGCTAGAGGCCGTGTTGGCGGGAATGAGCGAGGGCAAGACGGTGTCGGATGTGGCGCGCAGGGAAAAGGTCAACGTCGGAACGGTGCGCCAGTGGATTGCCAACGATGAACAGATGTTTGCGCGGTATCAGCGGATGCGACCCCTTCTTGGGGCCAGTTTTGCCGAAGAAGCGGTCAGAATTGCGCGAGATTCGCAAAATGCGAATGTGCCGGTTGACCGGTTGTTGGTGGAAACGCTGAAGTGGGCGGCGGCAAAGAATGCGCCGTTGGACTATGGCGAGAAGCAGACGGTGGAACACCAAGGCGCGCAGGAGTTGCGGGTGCGCGTGGTGGAGGAGGATGCGCCGATGCAGGTACGCGCAGGAGCCAGCGCCGTGGCGCTGTTGGCGGCAAACGTCGTAGAATCGCATTACACGCCCTAAAAGTGCGAAAGGGTGTCAGGGGATGGGGAACGCCCTAAAACGCCCGCAGAACGGATACTGGCGCAATCCAGCCCTACAAAATCAATGGTCATCCCACCGCCCCAGCGCAGTATGGGCTGGGGTGGTGCCGCCGGAGGCGGAATGTGTACACAAAAATGCGACGGGGATGTTGTAGTTAGTAACTAGGAACTAGAAACTAGAGAACTGTTGTTCGTAAACGAGTTCACTAGGTACCTAGTACTCTTATTACCTAGGGGCTGACCTGCGGGGAGGGGGGGTAGCACAGCTATGCGACGGGGGGGGTCGCATTGGTACAATGCTACTTGCGGGGGGTGTACGGCACCGATAGGTTGGGGGATGGCCCGTGGGAAGCCGACCAAGCCCGGAGCCGTGGAAGTTGTCCTCCACCGTTTGCATCCGGGTCAGCAGAAGATTGTTTCACACCCGGCGCGGTTCAAGGTCGTGATGTGTGGGCGTCGCTTCGGCAAGACCGCGCTGGGTATTCGATGCGCGTGTGATACGGCAATTGCGGGCAAGTTAGTCGGCTGGTTTTCGCCTACGCACAAATACGCGCTGGAAGTGTGGCGCGAACTGCTCAATCGGCTTGCGCCAATTATTGCCAACAAAAGCGAGCAAGACAAACGCATTGAGTTAGTCACGGGCGGCGTCATTGAAATTTGGACGTTTGACACGGATGACCCGGCGCGTGGACGCAAATACCATCGCGTTATTGTAGACGAAGCCGGGCTAGTGCCTGAACTAGAGCGCGTCTGGCAATCGGCTATCCGATTGACGCTCGTGGATTACCAAGGCGATACGTTGTTTTTGGGGACTCCCAAAGGGCGTCAGCACGGGTTTGTGTTGTTGTTTGCCAAAGGGCAAAGCGGCAATGCCGATTGGATGAGTTTTCGCGCCTCCACACGCGATAACCCGTACATCCCGTTGAGCGAGATTGAAGAAGCGCGCAAAGATATGCCTGCCGCGATTTTTGCTCAAGAGATTGAGGGCATTCCCGCTGACGATGGGGGCAACCCGTTTGGGCAAACGGCGATTGCGGAATGCACCAAATCCAAAATGCCGGATGCCGATGACCCCGACCATATGCCGGTGGTGTGGGGGTGGGATTTAGCGCGCGCGCAAGATTGGACGGTGGGCATTGCGCTGGATATGGCGGGCAACGTCGTGCGCGTCGAACGGTGGCAACTGCTTCCGTGGAGCGACACGGTCAAAAAGATTAGCCAATGCACGGGCGACACCCCAGCGTGGGGCGACGCGACGGGCGTGGGCGACCCCATTATTGAGCGGTTACAGGAATTTGGGGTGCCAATTGAGGGATTTACGTTTGGCAGTAAATCCAAACAAGCGTTGATGGAACGGCTGGCAAGCGTCATCCAGCACAAGGAAATCACGTTTCCGATGGGCGTGATTGCCGCTGAACTGGAGACGTTTACGTACCAGTACACGGCAACCGGGGTGCGGTACACGGCTCCCAGCGGATTGCACGATGATGCGGTGATGGCGCTGGGGCTGGCGGTGTATGGGTATGACCGGGTGCGCCCAATGATGCAAGCCCTGCCAATGCGCCCCCGCTTGACAGGTGACCCCAACCGAGTAGAAGATTACTATGGGGAAAACGGCGGTCACGTCGAAGGGTTCGACGCGCAGTTGCCGTCGCAGTGGTAACCCAACAGGAGATGGCAATGCGGAAAATGGTGGGCAAGCGTCCAAGCCTGATGATTGCAATTGGGATGAAACCCAAAAGCAATGCGTCGGAAACAGAAAAAAGCGACACTATGTCGGATGACAAAACGTCTGACGGCGACTGGTCAAAGCACACGGTGTTGTGCAAAGTGTGCGACACGACCATCGACACGGAGACCGGCGAACCGGTCGAAGATGCCAAGAATGAAAAAGATGCACAGGACGAAAGCAAAGACGAAGACGATACAATGTCTGCGCCAATTGACAAGGGCGAAAGTAGCTATCCGACGCCGGGCAAGTTCGGAGCCGCCGCTGATGCGGCGCGTGGCGAAGATGCCATCAGCCGCGCGCTAGAAATGCTGGGAGGCAAGCGATAATGAATATCAATCAGATTGGCCTTGGCCCAACGACGTGGAGTGTCATTGCCACTGCGACCAACGCGACGGCAACGGCAACTAAAGCGGGCGTTACCATTACCAACACCGTGCCCGCACAACGGCACGTCATTACGGGATTTACGTTTTCAGGAAGCACAGGCGCGTACACGGGCAGTCCAACGCTAACGGTCAACAATGGCGCAACCGCCATTTACACGTTTCAGTTGGACAGCACCAGCCACGCCCCTATCAATGTCGAACTCGCCAATCCGTTTGTGTGCGCGCAAGGCGCGGCGTGTTCGATTGTAGCCACCGCGCTGGGGTCGGGATTATTGGCGACGGTGTGCATTCGTGGAATGACGGTCAGCGACTAATTTTTGAGGAGATTTATGGAACTCGTACAGGATGCCCCGCAGGTAGACACGTCCGCCACCAAAACGGACTTCGTACTGACGGCGACAGAATCTGCGTTTGTCAAAATGGTGTTTGAAGAATTTCAGGCGTTGGTAGCGCAAGCGGAAAAGCACCGCAATGCGCGATTGACGCCGTTGCTTGAGGAGCATAAAACGGTGGGGCAGGTGACCTTTGCCGAAAATGCCGACAAGCGCGTGGTAATGACCGACACGGTGGAAACAAAGTAATGGCACATCACGTCGTCGAGTTTGTGTCTGTGCTGTTCAACAGCCGTCAACAGGCACATATCTTTCACTTGCAAACGCGGTCGTTTGCTAAGCATAAGGCGCTCGGCGCGTTTTACGAAAGCATTGCAAACTTGGCAGACAATTATGTGGAAGCCTATCAAGGAACGCACGGCATTGTCACGGGATACACGCCAATGCCGTCGTTTTTTGAGGAGGAGTCTGAGGTGTTGCCATATTTTGATAAACTGGAACAGTATATTACGGCGGTGCAAGACCAGTTGCCAAAGCAAACGGATTTGCAGAATATCGTGGCAGACGTGTTGCATTTGATTCATTCCACGCAGTACAAACTCACACACTTGCAATGACCGCACATTTGTTGTCCGACGCTGAAGACATCGCATTGACGGCGATGCAGGAAGCGCACGACACAAAACAGTGGATACCGTTGCTTGATGTCGGGGATGCGTGGATTGCTGACAAAGGCGAAATGCCCGCGATTGCCGCAACGCTGTATGCAGAAGGTTTGATGGTGGCGGGGCGCGTAGAAGAAGCTGTAGTGTGGGCGGGGCGAGCGGTCAAAGCGATTCCCAAAGATTTTACGGTCGCAAAAATTGCCGCCCTGACCACCTATGGTCGCGCGTTGGCGCGCGCAGGGGATTTTACTCGCGCACGAATGGCGTTAGCAAAATCGGCGTGTATGCACACGGACAATCCAGAAACGCAAGAAAAGCAGGGACACATCTTGTGCGCGATTAGCGACAAATGGCGCAAGGGGTGGCAGTTGCAAGAATCGCGATTAGCGGAACCCAGCAAAGCGTTGCCGCCAAATATGCGACAGTGGGACGGAAAAGAAAAAGTGCCCGTCAGTGTGTTGCACGAACAAGGCATTGGCGATGCGGTATTGTTTGCGCGATGGATTCCGTTGATTGCCAAACGCACGGGGCAACCCGTGACGTGGTATGGCCCCAGGATTTTGGAATCGTGGATGAGCGGAATTCCCGGCGTCACGGTTGGGGACATTGCCAGCGTTGAGCAATTAGACGATGCCGGTGCAGGCATCCGCGCAATGTCGTTGCCACATTATTTGCAGTGCAATAGCAAATACGACGTGCCAAATCCTGTTGCCCCTACAATGTTGCACACCGTGCGCGACAACCGTGAGTCAAAAAAGACGTTGACCGTTGGCGTGTGTTGGAAAGGGTCAGCAAGCGGATGGCACGATTTTGAACGGTCGTATTCAACAGAACAATTTGCGCCGGTGTGGGCACCGTTGAATAACGTCACGTTTGTCAATTTGTCCCACGATGCCGACATTCCCGCCAGCGCGCCATTTGCGCGGCAAAAGTTTGCCGACATTTATGAGGCAGGCGTTGCCGTTGCCAAGTGCGATATGGTGATTACCGTGGACACCAGCATTGTGCATATCGCCGGGTCGTTGGGTGTGCCAACTGTATGCTTGACACCAACTGTTGCCGATTGGCGCTTTGCGTGGCCCCACGGAGGCACGTCGCCATTTTATGCAAGCATAACGGCATTGCGTCGTCGCAACATTCGCGATGAGACGTTGCCCGTGGTTGCGCGGGGAATGCTGGAACAACTCTTGCCTGCATTGGTGCGTCAATGATACCGCACATTATTTGGGCGCTCGTTGTGTTATACGCGATTGACCGCGCTGAAAGATTGTTGACGCGCCTTATCAATTTTCGCGACCCAACAGCAAGTGACCCAGAAGCCGTTGTTATTCCCAATGATTTGGAAGCGTTTGCTTTGCTAGAATCCGAGTTACACGCGCAAGAATCTGTGCGCGATGTTATCCGCGACCGCTACGCAGAGTTGCAAAACTGGAACCTTGTACGCCGGGCAATTGGCGTGGGAACAATTGACGAATGACAATTCCGGGACAAATGATTTCGCCAAAGGCGCTGGAACTTTTGCGGTTGTTGATGACAGCGGCAGAAAATCCCGCAGTGATGCAAAGTGCCCGTGGAATGGCAGAACACGAATTGCCGTGGGCTGGAGCGTTGTCAAATGGCAAAATGATGTTCAACGGAACACGCGAAACTGTTCCCGGATTGGGAACGGGCAAACTTGCCGATGCGTTGTTGTCTGCGTCACCAGAAATGCGTCAAGCATATCACGATGCGGCGGGCGACGTTCCAACGTGGCAAGCCATTGGGCGTCAATCTGCGCCATCTTTACAGGGAACGGGAAGTTTTCAAAAAACGCCAAGTTCCCCGTGGGAAACAAATCCGCTTTCAATCAACCGCCCATTTGTTGAAACTGCGCTAACCAAACCCAATCTTCGTGCAAAAATTCCCGGCAATGAAATAACGCTCAAGCAAGGGGAATTGCCGTTAGCAAAGAAAATGGAAGCATTGGCGGGATTTGCAGATATGCAAAATGGTGCCGCTGGGCACGTTATGTTGCCGGGCGGCGGCAGTGGATTTTCCGCATTGTCTCGCGGCACAACGCCCGATGAAATGAAAGCATTGCTCAACACTTATGCGCCAGCAGGATACTCTCCCGTTGATACGGGGAAAGGCGTTTCATTGATGAATTTTGGTGAAGATTCAGAAACGGCGTTGATGTCAAAATTGCCAAAGTTGAATGAACAAATGCAACAAATGATTCCAGACGCATCTGCAATTGTACCTACGCATTTTCAAAAAACCATTCCGCAGGGAATGGGATATTTTGATGCGGGAAAAGCAATTCCAGAATCGGCAGTGTACACAGATTTTAGTCGAGAATTTTCTGAAGGTAATCAAGGGAATCGGTCAGCTTCAAGAAAATTGGCTGATATGTTTAGCGGCAAAGAAAGCAAAGATATTGTCAAAAAGCTCAATCAAAGCGATGCGTTGTCGCAGTCAATGCTTGACCGCAATGCACGGGATGAAGAATTTGCAGGCTTGCTTGGCGTAAAAAATCGCAAAGACATAACGCTTGTTCGCAAGATTATTGGCGAAGACGGATTCAAAGCATTTATGAAAGCCGTGCAAGATGGAAAGATTGCTTTGCCAGCGGCAACAGCTATGATTACTAAGGTTGTTGACCAATACGGCGGAAGCGAGGGAGTCGATACAAATGAGTAGCCCGCTATCGTTTCCAATGGAAATGCCCGACATTGAAGGGCAAATTGAACAAATGGCGCGCGATGCGGCGCAACAGGTGTTGCAACCGGAACTGTCGCAAATGGCAGAACCCAGCAAGGCCAATGACATTGTTGCGCCGAATCCGCCCGATAACATTTCGTTGCCTGCTGATGACCAAGTTCACGCTTTAGCGCGCACGTTGTACGGGGCTGATTTTCCCCTGTTGCTTCCCGGACAAGAAGAAGAAGGACGGGCGTGGGCGTCGTGGGTACGGGGCCGTTGGGTTGCACACCGTGGAGCAGTTGAACGCCATTTGCATTTGGTGGAGCGCAATCGGTTGTTCCGCATTGGACAACAGTGGGTGTCGTCCCGTGGACGTGGCCCGTGGCGCGAACCGCTCAAACCCGTTGATACGGCGCGAGTGGTGTATAATATGGTGGACAAGTCGCTTGACCAGCGCCTCCAGATTATGAGCGACCAACGCCCCGGTTTCAAAGTTGAACCAACAACGGTTGACCCCGAAGAAAAGCGCAAGGCAGAAGCGCGGCAAATTGCGCTGGAATACCAGTACGATGAGCAAAATATGGACAACATCCGCCGCACCGCCGGATTTTGGGCGCAGACGGATGGCGTGTCGTTTTTGCACACGTATTGGGACGCCGAAAAAGGGCCGTGGGATTCGCGTATGGCGGATGGGCATATGCCATCAAAACCGTTGGGCGACCTTGCAACCAAGGTGTTGCGTGTCGAGCAAGTGCGCGTGTCGTCAAATGCGACATCTACGGATACGCCGTATTACGTCATTTCCCGTGAAGTGCTGTCTGCAACAGAAGCGGCGTGGCGGTATGGTGTGAGTGGTGCGTTGGCGTCGCACAATAGCGATGCAATTGTTGGCACCAGCGATTTGGCAACCGATGCGGGAATGAATCGTTGGGTGCTTGACCAGACCACGATTGGCGAAGGCGACCGTTTGCGAATGCAAGAAACGGTGGAACGGTTTACCATTTACGTAGACCGCCACCCGGACTTGTTGCCCAACGGATTGCAAATTGTTATTGTGGGCGACACGATGGTCAGTGGCCCATTGCCATTGCTGTTTGGCGTGATTCCGGTGGTGCCGTTTCGGGACGGCTCGGCTGACCCCTCGTATTACCCGCGCCCAATTATGGAACAATGGCTTGACCATCAAGTGCGTATCAACGCGCTGGTGTCCAAGTGGGTAGATTCGGTGCGCGTCAACGCCGCAGGGCGATTTTTGACCCGCGCAGGCACGATTGTCACGGAAACCATTGTAGGCGGTGGTACGTCGTTGATGGAAGTCAATTCGGGCCGTGCGTTGGACGATATTATGCGTCCGGTGCCCGGATTTAGCGTTGGACAAGACTGCAAAGATTTACTCAGCCTTGAAAAGAAAGCATTTGAAGACGCTTCTGGGTACAATGACACGAGCCGGGGGCAGATTTCGGGCGACGCATCGGGTCGCGCTATCCTTGCGGCGCGTGAACAACTCGAACGAGTGTTTGCACCGTGCGTTGGGGCGGCGGCAACGGCGTTGACGGCGTGGGCAAAGGTGCAAGTTGCGGGAATGGCGTTCGGTTATGATGTGCCGCGCGACCTTGGCGCAGTAGGCAACAGCCGACCCGACTTGGCACACGCTTTGACCCGCGATATGTTTGATGGGCCGGTGTCGTTGCGTGTGGAACCTGAAACATTGATGCCAATGCCTCGCGTGTATCGTCAGTTTTTGCTGGATTCGTGGCTTGACAAGGGCGTGATTACGCAACAGCAGTATTTGCGTCGTCAGCCTACGGCTATGATTTCGGATATGGACACGCCAGACGAAGACCAGTCGGCGCGGGCAAAGCGTATCTGCGAAAGTCTGCGACTCAAACAACAACCGCCTGAAATGCGGTGGCAGGACAACGAAGCCATTCATCAAGACATCTTGGAACGCGAGATTATCCTGCGGGATGACCTTGACCCAACGATTGTGCAAGCGGCACAAGACCGCTGGGGGCAGTTGGCCCAGCAGTCGCAAATGAAACAGGGGGGTGGGCCGCCGCAAGGCGGTACGCCTCTAATGCCCGAAGGAAACGGCGGGCCAAGTCCGTTCCAACCCTCCCCACAGGCACAACCTCTAGCGACGATGAATCCGTCTGCTGGTGGCGCACCGCCCCAGATGGTTCCAACGGGCGTTGGGCAACCACCGCAGATGGGCTAACCGCGCAATGAGTCTTCTGCCTCAGTTATGGAGTTTGCAATGACCGCACCTGTTGGAAGTAGCTCCGCACCGTCAACTGACATCAACGATGTGATGGCAAGCATTGCCGGTGATAGCATTCAGCAAACGATGGATGAGCAGTCTGCCACGCCTGACACGCCCCGCGACGAGCGAGGGAAGTTTGCGCCACGGGAGTCTGCAAAGTCTGCGAATGAGAATGTAGCACCAGCGTATGCAAAGGATGATGCAGAGTCTGCGAATGAACCCGCCAGTCTGCCAGAGGGAATGGTAGCGGTGCCGTCCATTTCGCGGGAACTAGCAACAGCCTTTACGGTTGCTGACGCAGAAGGAGCCATTGAGCCACCCGATTTGACCATTGAGTTCACCGCGAACGGGAAAACCCGCCGCGAGCCATTGGATAAAGTCGTCAAACTCGCCCAATGGGGGGTGTACAACCACGATAAACAGCAACAGGCAGAAGCCGCGATGGGTGAAGCACAACAGCTTCGTACCCAGATGGCGCAATACGACCAAGCGTTACGTCAGTTGCAGGCAGAACGTCAGCAATTGCTGTCTAACGACGAAGTGTATTTGAATGCCCGTGCCCAGTATGAACAACAAAATACGCCCGAAGCGCGCTTGCAAATGGAACGTCAGCAAGTGCAAATGGAACGGGCGCAGATGGATTTCCAACAGGCGCAGAGTGTTGGCACCAGTTTCCTTGATACGAAGGTCGAACCCGCACTGGAATTGATTGCCAGCGCACTCCCCTCGGTTAGCAAGGAAGAACTCGCCGCTCGCGTATTGTTGGTTGCCAATCAGTTTACGGTACAAACGCCTTTTGGCGCTATTATTCACCCGCAGGCGCATCAGAAAATTGCTGAAGCGATTCGTGATGAAGTAGTGCCGTGGGCGCAACAAGTTCACGACTCCCGCAATGCCCAGCGCGACCAAGTGACCGCTGGACACGCGAAAAAGACGGAATCTCTGCAAGTAGAAGCGCAACGTGCCAAGAATATGGCGGCGCGTTCGATGAAACCTACCGGAAACGTCGGCAGTCAAAATAAAGCAAAACGCCCTATTCGCAATGTGGACGATGCAATGAATGACGTGTTGCAATCGGCCCTTGAGTCTGTGGGACTTCGGTAACTTTTTACTCAACGGTAATTTACAATGCCAGCACCTACTGTAATTTCTGATTCCGACCTTAGTGGTCTGTTGAAGAACCTGTATAACAACTATCGTGAGAAGGCGCAGAACCTTGTCACTCCGTTTTTTGCCCAGCTTCAGAAGGCAAAGGCCGGTGGCCCGCGCAATCTGCGATGGGGCGGGAACGGCGCGTATTGGGATGTGGTCACGGGCCGTCCGGCTGGTGGCACCATCTCGTCGAGCGGGTATTTCCCGCCCGATACGTTCGCGCAGGAAAAGCAAGCCAACACGGGCGTTGCTCGTGCGTATGTGACCCGTCAGATTGACGGCCTTGCGTTCCTTGGCACCCAGTCCAAGGATGCCGCGTTTGCGACCATCGCAGAAAAGACCCTTCAGGAAATCCGTGAAGCGTCTGCTCTGTTGATGGAAGGCGCGCTCAACGGCTCCGGTCAGGGTGTGCTTGCCACGGTGGGCACCGTGACGGATACCGTGACCATCATCATTGCCAACCCCTACGGCGTCACTGGCGCTGGTCAGGGTTCGCTTCTGTTGGCTCCGGGCGACTACATTGCCGTCCGTAACTCAACGGGCGCAACCCTGCGCGGCAAGGCGAGCATTTCGTCCATTGCCGTGTCGGGCACCAACTCGACCCTAACGTTGTCGGCGTCGGTGGGCGGTATGGTTGCCGCTGACATTGTGGTCAAGGCGACCACGTCGGATGATGCGTTCTCGGCTACGTCGGGCGTGAACCAAATCAACGGCCTTATCAACATCACCAACCGTGGTGGAAGCTACGGTACCTTGCACGGTCTTGCCGCCAGCACCTATCCGATTTGGGATGCGGTGCGTCTTGTGGCAGGCACGGATACGCCTGATGCGAGCCAGCCGACTGAATCGGACATCTGGACGCTGATGCAACGTGTGAAGGGCTTGTCGGGTAAAGACCCGTTCAGCCGTCCGCAGGAGTTCCTGCTGATGTCCACGCCGGGTATGGCAAAGGCGCTGATGGAGTCGATGATTGCCCAGCGTCGTTTTGAAGCGCGTGATGCGGCGGTTGAGCTGAAGGGTGGCTACAAGGCCGTCAGCATCTGCGGCATTCCGATGTTTGAGAACTACTACTGCCCGGCGGGCACCATCTATCTCGTCCATCTTCCGTCGATGGCGTGGGTGGATGCAAAGGATTGGGGCTTTGTTGAGTTTGAAGGAGCAGGCCCGTGGCGTTGGATTCAAGGCCGCGATGCGTTTGAGACGACCTACGGGTACTACGGTAACCTTGCGTCGCTGACTCGTAACGCTCACGGTTCTATCACGTCGTACACGAACGACACCACGTTCTACACCCACGTTATCTAACCGATAACGGCGCGGCAGGGTGGGGGCAACTCCCCATCTTGCTTCGCAGGGTTCACCTAGGAGAACTGGAATGAGTGCTTTTACGTCGATGTTCCGTCCAAAGCCGGGGAATTTCGGTCAGAATCTGACCGTCGAATCCGCGGCTCTTGGCACGGGTGGGACTAGCGTGGCGAATACGGCTACGACGTCGGTGGTTATTGCGACGCCAATGCGCAAGTGCCAGTTGATTGGCCTTGCTATCAATGGCTTGGTCGCCGGTGCGTCAACCAGCGCCCTGACGATTCAAGGATTTAAGCGCGATAACAGCATTGCGTCCCCGGCGGACGTGACACTGACCGCAACCAAGAGCATCAAGTCGGATGTGATTTCGACCCTGCAAAAATCGTACACCGTAACAATTACGGGCACGGACGCGCAGACGATTTTTCAAGCGGGTGACATTCTGCGCGTTGACGTGGTGGCGGCGGGTACGGTTTCGACGCAACCCACGGTCAATGTTGTTGCCACGTTTGCGATGATGAACTAAGTATGGGCATCGTGCTCAATCAGCACGGCACCCCGGAGCCGCCCAGCGACCTGCTGGCGCGGCTTCGGCGTGTCCACCCCGCGCTGTCGCTTCGATGGTCGCAAATGCCGGGACGCCCGTGGGCAATGACGTGGGAGTGGCAGTCAGAAGATGCGCGGTGGGAACGAGTGCGGCAGAGTGAAATACCTCCGGCCTCGGCGTTTGATATTATCGGATACTTGCCAGCCGATTGTCCGATTGACCAAGCAGGCGCATATGTAGAAGCATCCCTTCGCACATATCCACGCGAAGAAGTGCAAAAAGCGCGTCAACGAATGAACCATTGGAACGAAGTGGAACTGCCAAAAGCGCAAATAAACGAAGTGTTGGTTGATACGATGGATGCGATTGGCGCAGAAAAACGCAAGCCCCGCCGAACCCGCATCATTCCCCCGCCTAGCTAACAATGTCATATACCGTCAGTCAGCTTGTTACCAATACGCGCGAAATGATGGATGCGGCAAACTCGTCGCGGTGGACTGACGCATTTATTACAACGGTGTTGGGGATTGTGCAGAGCCGTGAATACTCTGGTATTCTTGGCGCAAATCCGTATTATCGGTTTGCTACACGTTCTGTATCGACGGACAGCGATGGGTTGATTCCCTACACTGACCTCAACGGAAGCAGTGGAGATACGGCAGAAACATTGTACCGTATTTTGGCAATTGCCGATGGTTTTACGGTGTATCGGCAAACAGAGTTTCGGTCGGTGCCGCTGGCGACGCAAACCAACTATGACAGCCCGTATCAACGGTTGTGGTACGACGCGGGGTCAAACATTCAGATTTTGCCCGTATCTAGCAATTTGGCGTTGACGATTACGGTTAGTTATACGCCGCCGCGCCCCGACCAATTGAGTGCATCCAGCGTGACCGTAGATTTTCCTGACGGGCACGAAGTTATTTTGTGGTTGGAAGCGGCGGCAATGTTGCTTGAAAAGGGTGGTGCGGAATCTGAAGCGGCTGACCGGATGCGAACAATGGCAAATTTGGAACGTCAGCAGATGTACCAAGACATTACGCGCCGTGCCGCACGTCCGACGTATTTTGGGTACCCCGACCTCGCCGCTGAATGGGGCGGAATGGGGATGTGGTAATGGCGCGTCAGCCCTCACAAGATTCCCAACAAGGATTTTCGGGTGGCTTGAACAGCACGTCCGACCCGAGCGCCGTTGCACCCAATCAAATGGTGCGGTCTGACAATGTGCGGCTAGCAGACTATGGGGCCGCAACAAAGCGCGGGGGCACTCAGCGCATCCATACCACATCGCTGGGCGCGCATAGCGTCAAAAGCGGGTATGCGTGGCGCAAGGATACGTCAACCGTGTACGGGTTGGTACAGTTCAATGGCGCAATGTACTCGTTTACGTGGGGCACGTTTCCGCGCACGTTGACCAACATTGGCGTAGTTAGTGACGTGGCGGTGAGTGGCGCGGCATTTCGCGATGGGTCGGCAAACGTCGTGTATCTTGCAAGCGGCGGCGCGCTCAAAAAGTGGGATGGCACTACGTTTACTAGCATTGCAACCGCTGTGCAAGCCACGGGCGTTGCCGTCTATCACGAACGGTTGTGGGGGTGGGGCGTTGCCGGGTCGCTCGATTCCGTGTTTTATTCGGCGCTAGACAACGGTGATACGCTGGGCGTTGGCGCATCTAGTGGTGGACAAATCATTGTTCGCACGTTTGGTCAGCGCAACATTGTGGCGTGTGCGGCGGTCAACACGTCGTTGCTGGTGTTCCACAATCGCGGCATTTCGCGCATCACGGGATACGGGCAAAACGATACTACGGTATTGCCAGAAGCGGTAACGGCAGACGTGGGATGCGTAGGTCAGCAAGCCGTGTGCGCATACGACAATATTGCGTATTTTGTGTCTGAGCGCGGATTGTATCAGGCCAACGAAAACAATGTCCAGCCTGTTGCCACGCCTGAACATCCCGACCCAATTATCAACTATCTGCAAGCGTTGTCGTCTGCGAATCTTGCCGCCGTGGTGTGCGCGTTCAATCGCCGCACCCGCGAAGTGTGGATTGCATTGCCGGGGACAGGCGTGTTTGTGTATCACACGGTTATCAAAGCGTGGAGCGGCCCGTTTCAAGATGGGTATTTGAGTCCCGATACGACCGCACTGTTTGAAATGGTGGATAGCAACAACCAGCCGATTTTCTGCCGTGGGGATGATTCTGGGTGGGTCAGCCAGTGCGACCCCGGCGGCGTGTACGTTGATAATATGGCGGCGGCTGGCACCGGAGGCACGATTTACAATGCGGTCATTCAGTGTCACCGGATGTATTGCGGCGACCCGACAACCGCCAATGCGTTTATTTGGGCCAAGATTCTGGCGGCATTGGGTGGGTCAAATAGCGCGTCCTTGTCGTGGAATACGCTGACCGATGCGGGGACGGCGCAGATTGTGTCTGGCGCGTCTGGGTTAGCGTGGGGCGCAACGACATCATCGTGGGGCGTGGGAACGTGGGGTGTGGGTGGACAGTCGCCGTATTATGTGCGGTTGTCTGGCACTGGCCCTTTTGTGGATATTACGATTACAGACTCTGGGCAAGCCGGGGCGATTTACGCCTCGGTTGAAGTCACGTCCAAGATTTACGGGAGACGCTAATGGGACTCGTCAGTACGCACCAACTCAGCACGTTTACAACGCCAGTCAACGGCACGTCGCCTATCGACGCCAATCAGGTCAAGGGCAACGACAACTCTATCAAAACGTCGTATAACGCGCACGACGCCGATACGACTATCCATTTGCAGAGTGGGGCCGTCGCCACACGTCCTGCCGCCAGCACCGCAGGACAAACGTGGCTGGCTACGGATAGCGGTGCGGTGTACCTGTACCTTGATAACGGGTCGGCGTGGGTCGAAGCGAACTACCTGCGAAACACGGGTGGGACGGTCACGGGCAACGTATTGATAACAGGCACCCTTGGCGTAACGGGTGCAACCACGCTGTCATCGACGCTAACCATTGGCGGCGTTACGTACACGTTCCCGGCATCGCAGGGTGCCAATCAATACCTCAAAACGGATGGGTTAGGCAATCTGTCGTGGGTGACGTTTCTTGAAACCCTTGCATTGACCGATTTGTCCGATGTGACCATTACGTCGGTTGCGTCTGGACAGTTCCTGTTGTACAACGGCACGGTGTGGGTCAACGGCACCAACGGGTCTGCGTTGACCACGTTGAATGCCAGCAACCTGTCCAGCGGCACGGTCAATACGGCGCGTGTTGCGGGGTCGTACACGGGCATTACGGCGGTTGGAACGTTGACCGCTGGCGCAATTAGCACCGGGTTTACGGCGATTGCAGATACGTTTCTTGCCACAATTTCTACGGCAAGCAAGGTCAGTAATAGTGCGACCACGGCAACTAATGCCAACACCGCTTCTGCAATTGTTGCGCGTGACGCCAGCGGCAACTTTACCGCAGGGACTGTGACGGCGGCGTTGACGGGCAATGCGACAACGGCAACAACGCTGGCAACCGCGCGCGCTATCAACGGCGTCAACTTTGATGGAAGTGCGGCAATTACGGTGACGGCGGCGGCGGGAACGCTGACGGGGACAACCCTTGCCAGCAACGTTGTTACGTCGTCCTTGACGTCCGTTGGCACGATTGTAACGGGCGTATGGCAAGGGACGCCAATAGCAAACAGCTCCCTTGCAAATTCGTCGGTCACAATCAACTTGCAAACAGTTGCTCTTGGCGGTTCAGTTACAGTGACTGCCGCCGCTGGTACTCTGTCAGGCACTACGCTTGCCAGCAACGTCACGCTGTCTTCGTTGACATCCGTGGGCACCCTGTCCGCTGGCGCTGTCCCTGCGAGCCTTGTCACCGCTGGCACGTTCGGCACGGGGTCGTACACGTTCCCCGGTGCGCTGGCGATTACGGGCGCGTTCACGGGAGCCACGACGGGCGCGTTTAGTGGAAAGATAACGAGTACGGTCGGCAACAATGCGATTTATTTTGAGAGCGTATCGGCAACGACTGGATATCAATCTACGCAAATCAAGAATACTGGCGCGTGGATGATTCTGGGCATTGAAGGAAGCACGCCATCAAGTCTTGTCACAAACGATACTGCATATTCAACGGTACTTGTCACGCAAAACGCTACTGACCTGATTCTCGGTACGAATCAGACGATGAACTTGAAAATTGCCAGCGGTGGTGCCGCCACGTTCTCCAGCACCCTCGCCGTGACGGGAGCCGCCACGTTTTCCAGCACGGTGACGGCGACCAACTATACAACCATTCGCGCTACAGCAACGATTCCTGCGTCGAGTACGGCTACAATCTTGACGTTATCATCGTCGGTCACTGGCGTGTATATCGTCAACGCAAACTTCAACGGGCAAGGCAATAACGTGTACGGCGGTATGTTGATTGTCGTGGCAAATGCTGGCAGTTTCCGAATCATCACAAACGGTGGCGGCACAAGCAGTGTCTTGTCGTTGTCTGGCGCAAACGTCCAAATCGCCAACGCGATTGGTAGTGCGCTTGATGCAACGGGTACGGCTGTACTGATTGGCAACTAACGCACCGCACATCACATCTTTTTGAGGAACTCAACAATGCCAAAACAATATTTCAACTCGGCGGTCATTACCATCAATGACGAAATCATCGTCAACGTGACCAAAGTGTACGAAGATGGTGGTCAACTGAGCAACGGAATGTATTTGTCCGACGCCGCCCTGACCGCTCGCGCCGTGGCGGATGGGCGCACGACGTGGGACAACAGCGACCTGTACGCGCTCACGCCGTGCGAGCCGTGGCCGACCGCTGCGACGGTTCCTGAGCAGGTCGAGGACGCGGTCTAACCGATGACGAGTCCCGTGGGAGGCGACGCACCGCAGCCGTGGGGGAATACCTCCACGCCACCGGACGTCGGCTCCGGCAACACGGGCGATACGTCCGGCACGGGACCGGGTTGGACGGCTCCGGCGCCGGGCGCACAGCCGCTCACGGATCCCCGCGAAAGCAGCATTTGGACGCGCTTGCGCTATCGGCACTTTACGCCCAGCGGATGCGGGGTCGCGGTGCCGGTTCCCTCGGCGGCGGTGACGCTCGTAGTGACGTTTGCGCGGGTCGAACAAGATGGGAACTATGGCGTGTCGTTGCAGACCAGTTGGGCAACCGTGGCGTCGATCGCCATTGGCGCCAAACTGACCACCGGTTTCACAGTGACCTTTCAGACCGCGCCGATTGCGACGGCGGAACTCTGCTGGGCAACGTATCGCAGTGAAGATGCCTAACCACGTTTTGGCGGAGACT